CGGCATTACCTTAACGGGCAATAATTTCACGCTAACTTCTCCGGTTCCTCAGTCTCTTGGCGGTACTGGATCAACAAGTATCGGCACTGGTGTAGTTTATTCAGATGGAACAAGCCTTACTCCAGCGACCGGCGGTCAAATTGCATCATCTATCGGTACTGCAACTGTTGTAAATTCAACAAACTCCACCAATTCAACCTATGCTAACAATTTGACTGGCGGTGCAGTTGGAGATCTTTTATATCAATCAGCATCTGGAGTTACTTCAAAATTAAATATTTCATCTGCTGGTTTTATTCTGACCTCAACAGGAACAGGACCAGAATGGGGATTAGTTGCTCCATATGCTACTAGATTACAAAATGGAGCTGCTGGATCTATTCCATATCAGACCGGCTCAAGTACAACTTCTTTTCTTGTTGGTGGGTCTGATGGGCAAGTTCTAACATATAACGCAACAACAAATGCTCCATATTGGAATAATCCTACTGGCGGTGGCGGTGGTCGTGTAGGTAACTATGTAGCTGCTGGTTACAATTCACAAGGATTTACTGGGGGAACTGGCGGTGTCCTTGTTGGCGGTGGATACTCAACACAGCCGAATGGAATGTTTCTTTCTATGGATGGGGCGGCTAACTGGCTTGCTCATCAAGTATCAAAAGATCAAAACCCAACAGAATCAATTCTTTATAGTTCATCTGTACAAGGATATGCCACATCTGTTTCAGGAACAAATGTAATTAATCAAAACTGGGGATCTTATTTTGATCAAGCAGTTTCTTCTGGTTTATTAGTTGGACAACTATATACAATTACATCAGTAGGAAGCACTAATTTTGTTTCTGTTGGAGCATCATCAAATTCAGTTGGTGTAAGTTTTTATGCAAACACAAATGCAGGAACAGCCTCTGGAACAGGAAGAATTACTACGCTTGTTGGTAATAATTTTTATTTTTTAAACAAAATATTTAAAGTTCTTAATGTAAATAGTTCTACTCAATTAACTGTTACAGAATTAGATAATTCATCAGTTTCTTTTACTGGATATTACACTGAAGCATTTAATTACTTTTACACAACAGGTACTGGAGTATGTAGCACTTCATGGAATGGATCATATACAACAATAACATTTGTATCTGGAGATCCATTTATCCCTGTTGTTGGCTCTAATTTTTTTGCTGCTGTTAATAATACAGTTATAACAAGCAATATATCTTTTGTTAATACATATACATACACAACAACATATAACCTTGGAAACAATAGCAATGTTCCGTTTCTTTGGCGAACAAACATTAACAATCAACTTACCTCCGTGCGCGTCCAAGCAATTCAGGGCGCATATGAAGAAAACGTAAACATTTTAAGTCTTGCTAGTGAAGCAAATGGCGAAGGAAGATGTTACACATTTGAGTCTGGTGGATCTTGGCTTTACATCAACAGTAACACTTCTTTTTCAATTGGAACTGGAGTAAAAACATTTGCAACCGGAGCAACTGCCGGAACAATTTTTGCAACAAATCAAACAGTTAGAGTTTATAGTGCGGTACTTGCACAATATAATACTATCTACATGGATGGTACTATTACATCAGTTGGTGCAAATTCAATAACAGTTAATGTTACCAGCACAAGCGGATCAGGCACCCATTCAGATTGGATTATTATTGTAAAGGACATGACTCAAGCCAGACCTATTTTTATAGGCGCTGGAGAATATGGCCCTGGACAAAAGAAATATCAAGTTGGTGTTTTTCCACCAAGTCTTACAACAGGAAGCCCTGGATATGTTTCTCTTGGTGGAATCAATAACAAAGAATCTCTTAGATGCTATGCTCCTTTAACCAGCACTCCATATCAATCTTGGCTTGTTGCAAGAGGGGATTCTGGATCTTCTCCAACTTTGACTGTTGAAGGATCTGCTTCTGATGTTTTTTTAAATCTTTCTGCAAAAGGAGCTGGTGGAATAAGATTCGGATCACAACAAGCAAATTACGTTACTGCTTATTCAAGCTCTGCACTTACGCCTGGATTTGCTGCGGAAGGATCTGGAACAAATGTTGACATTGTCATGTATCCAAAAGGATCTGGTGCATTAAATTTATATACTCCAAGTAATAGTCAATATGTAGTCAAAACAACTGGTGGTGCAACAGATGTCGGAATTTTGTTTCAAACAAAAGGTGCTGGTTTTGTAGAGTTTGATAACAACATATCTCTAGGTTATTATACCGCTACATCGGATGTTCCAATTTCTGGTTACATTCAAATAAGATATCCTGGCGGTGGATATATTAAAATACCAACAATTGGATAAATAAAAGTATGGAACAAGAACATAATAGTTACATTGGTGATGTAGTAAATGGTTTAGCCAAAGAAGCGGCGCATTATAAACACAAATGCTCTGTTTTAGAAGCCGAAAACATTGCTTTGAAACAAAGACTTTCTAGCAATGAAACCGCAAATCCTGAAGAATACATTAACAAAGAACATTTTGCTTCCAAATAATCTGGTGAAAAAATGTCTAGATACTTTACAGTTAAACTAATTCCTCCGCTTGGCGGCCAACTTGGTGACTGCAAGTATCAGGTCTTTCATCATGGCACTTTTGCGCCAGTAAATATTTACTCAGATCAGGCTTGCACTCAATCTATCTCATCGCCAGTTGATCTGGTTGATAACATGATTGAGTTCTTTGTTGTAGATGGCGCTATTGAATACGATATTCTTCTTGGCGGTGGAAATCTTATCCGTACGCCAGTCATTGAGAACATCTGGCAGATTGCTGGCAACATCTGGGAACTGTCTGCTGTCTACTGGCAAAATGACGACAATCTTTGGGCTTCAACCGCTCCATTTGAGCTTCATACAAAGACCGTTGCAAACGTAGGTCAGCTATACACTGGCAATGATCTAGTGCGGGCAGCAATGCGATTGATCCAAGTGTCATCTGTTGATACGGATCTAACTGCATCTGAATTGACTGATGGCCTGGAGTCTCTAAACAGGATGCTGGACTCTTGGTCGCTTGATGAGCTAATGCTCTATGAAGTCATCAGGGAAACTTTTCCGTTAGTTGCAAACCAAAATCCTTACACAATTGGCCTTGGCGGTAACTGGAACACAGTTCGGCCAATGAAGATTGTTGGCGCTTATCTAACTTTAACCAATAGTTCCTTGCCGGTCGATTATCCGATGCAAGTTTTGAACTATGACGATTACAACGCAATTAGGCTCAAAACTCTTAGCACTAACTTTCCAGGGTATTTGTACTATCAGCCTAGCTTTCCAATTGCTGAAGCGTATATTTATCCGATTTATGCCCCAAACGCACAGTCCGGCACTTCTCCAGGAAGCATTACGATTACGTCTTGGAAGCCATTGCCAATTATTGCCGATCCTACGGCTTACATTGAACTTCCTCCAGGTTACTGGGAAGCGATTGTATTCAATCTTGCAGTCAGAATTGCTGAAGAATATCAGTTCGACATGCGGCAAACTACCGTACAGCTTGGCATTAGCGCATTGAAGCGTCTGAAAAGAATGAATCAGCGCACTGAAACATTGCGTACTGATGTAGCTCTCATGAATACGTCACAGTTGAGATACAATATCTACTCAGACGGCTACGGACGCTAATCATGCCAGAAAGCATACAACTATCGGTTTTAGGTCCAGGAGTAGAAGGTAGATCAAAATCTATCGTTGCTCAGAAACGCCAGAATCTTTTTCTAGAAATTAAAGCGGAAAAAGATAAATCTAATCTTGTCGCGTATGGTACTCCAGGGCTAAAATTAATTTCCAGTCTTGGTAATGAACCTGTTCGAGGAATATGGTGGTGGGAAGCTAGAAACGCATTATTTGCGGTTGCTTATAATCAGTTGTATCAAGTTTATTCAAATGGAACTTTTGTATCAAAAGGAACATTAAAGACAACAACAGGAAACGTATCCATAGCTGACAACGGTTTACAATTAATGATTGTAGATGGTCAAAATGGCTATATTTTTCAGCCAGAAACAGGCGAGTTAACTTACAATTTTCCAGACTACATTCTTAGATCATATACAGTAGACGCTACAACTCATGTTGTCACTGTTGCTGAGACTCAAGGATATGTAAGTTTATATCGCTATGTTGGTCAAAACATAACATTTATCACTGTTAGCGGTGATGTCCCAAGCGGAACTTATACAATTACATCTGTTCTTGGTAACACATGGACATTTGCTGCGGCAAGCGGCACTATTAACGGTACTGCTAACGTAAATAATGACAGAGCAATTTTGGTCAATGAAACTTTAACCAGCAGAAAAACGGGCCAGCAAGTAAAAGTACAGCGCATAACTGGAGATCTTCCAGTAAATCCTATTCTTGGGACAGCAACTTATACGGTACAAGTTCCTGAGACAAGTGCGCCATATCTGATTAATGGCGTTCAATACGTTATTAAAGATGTTGCTAACTCTGACTTTACTCTTGTTGGAGCTTCATTAAATCAATCAGGAATTGTATTCACTGCAAACGTACCAACTGTAACTGCTGGTAATTTTGTTGTTGGAAAAACCTACACTATTGGATTTGTAGGGACAACAAA